AAACTACCCCGATTTGTTCGGACCCTCGGTAATCACGAACACCGAATTTCAAAAGCGGTTGAAAGAGACCCTGTCCTTGAAGGAACGATCGGACTCTTTGATCTGCAAAGTAAGCAGTATGGTTGGGAAGAATACCCCTTTCTTGAGTCAGTTCAAATCGCTGGCGTCAACTATGCTCATTATTTTGTCTCCGGTGTTGCTGGCCGTCCAGTGCCTTCTGCTGCTGCTATTGTTGCTAAGAAGCTAGAGTCTTGTACTATGGGCCACGTACATACGTTTGACCATTGTGTGAAGGCCACAGAATCCGGTCGTCGAATCCATGGCCTATTCTGTGGCGTTTTCCAAGACTACGATAGTGGTTATGCTGGCCCTGCTAATAAGATTTGGGATCGCGGTGTTGCCATTAAGCACGGTGTCGAAAATGGTAACTACGATCTAGAGTGGGTGAGTCTTAAAAGGCTTAAGGAGATTTACGACAAGTGAGTTATCTGACACAAGAAACATTCTTCAAGGCCGTCTCAGACAAGCTAGAACCAACGGAACTTGTTGATCTACTTGGTTTGACGACCACTCAGATTGTCCAAAGGTTCCTTGATGAAGTGATCGACAACCAAGCTGAGTTGGAGGATGTCCTAAAGTATGGTCGATAATCCGCTAACCGTGCAGGTTGGTGGCTCTCACTACAAAGACATGAAGATTCAACCCGTTGAGTTCATCGTAGCCAACGGGTTGTCTTTTCTTGAGGGAAACGCCATCAAGTATATCTGTCGTCACAAAGTTAAGAATGGTCGCCAGGATATTGAGAAAGCAATTCACTACCTACAGATGATATTGGAGAACTATGAGTAACTGGCGATCAAATGAGAATCCTGCTTTCCGAAGCCAGTTCTCAGAACACATCTTCAAGCAAAAGTATGCCCACGAAGGTGCAGAAACTTGGGATGAACTAAGTTCCACACTTATTCAAGAAGTCTGTGAAGACTATCTGAGTAAGGATGAGATCAGTCAACTTACACGTTACATGCGTGATATGAAGTTCATTCCCGGCGGTCGCTATCTGTATTACGCCGGTAGGACTGCTAAGTACTACAACAACTGTTATTTGCTACGAGCAGAAGAAGATACTAGAGAAGACTGGGCTAACCTGTCGTGGAAAGCCGAGTCGTGCCTAATGACTGGTGGTGGTATTGGTGCTGACTACAGTCGATATCGTCCATCAGGAGCCTCTCTAAGCCGCACAGGCGGTACTGCTTCGGGGCCTATCCCTAAGATGCAGATGCTGAATGAAATCGGCCGTAGGGTGATGCAGGGCGGTTCTCGTAGGTCCGCCATCTACGCAAGTCTCAATTGGAAGCACGGAGATATTAATCATTTCCTTGAATCCAAGGATTGGCACAATCAACCGGTTGGGTCCACAGGCCTTACCTATTTTGACCTGAAGCAACAAGACTTCAATTTCCCCGCTTCGATGGACATGACCAACATCAGTGTGAACTACGACACTGAATGGTTGACAAACTATTGGAAGACAGGTGAAGTTGGGGGCGTATTCAAGAAGAATGTCGAACAGGCCCTACGAACTGCCGAACCGGGCTTCTCGTTTAACTTTTTTGACAAAGAGAACGAAACTCTCCGTAACGCTTGTACAGAGGTGACAAGCGAAGACGACAGTGACGTGTGTAATCTCGGTTCAATTAATATGGGTCGAGTGGATGACATGGATGAGTTTAATTCCATTGTTGAACTCGCCACTAAGTTTCTTTTGTGTGGCACCTTTAAGGCTCAACTCCCTTACGACAAAGTGTACAAGGTACGAGAAAAGAATCGACGTCTTGGTCTTGGCCTCATGGGAATGCACGAATGGCTGATCAAACGAGGATCATCTTATGAAGTCACCCCAGAGCTACACAAATGGCTTACTATATACCGAGGAACTTCGGATAAGATTGCAGCCCAGTTTGCTGACAGTCTTGGAGTTAATCAACCTGTTGCCAAGCGGGCCATCGCTCCAACGGGAACTATTGGAATCCTTGCGGGAACAACTACAGGTGTGGAGCCTCTCTTTGCCGTCGCCTACAAACGACGTTACCTTAAAGGAACGCGTTGGCACTTCCAGACAGTGGTTGATGGATCAGCTCAAGAATTGATCAATTTGTATGGAGCTGACCCTGAGAAGATTGAGAGTGCAGTCGACCTCGCTGAAGACTACGAGAAGAGGATTAGGTTCCAAGCTGATGTTCAAGATTACGTCGATCAGTCAATCTCGTCTACCATTAATCTTCCTCAGTGGGGTAGTCGCCTCAATAATCCCGATACAGTGGGAGATTTTACTTCTACACTTGCTAAGTACGCTCACCGTCTTCGGGGCTTTACTTGCTATCCTGATGGTGCCCGTGGTGGTCAGCCTCTTACTTCTATTTCTTATCAAGAAGCTGTGGCAACTCTTGGAGAAGAATTTGAAGAACATGTGGAAACGCATGACATATGCGACATAACGGGCAAGGGTGGTTCGTGTGGGGTCTAAGAAATACCCACAGATTACAGTCAATCAACGTAAAGATAAAAATGAATATCAAAGACAGTATCGTGAATTGAGCGGGAAAGTCTATCCACGAGATCACGAAAAAACACGAGAGGCTGCGTGGAAACGTCGATACGGAATTACACGCGAAGATTATAATCGCATGTTCTCTGACCAGAATGGTTCCTGTAAGATATGTAAAACAACAGAAATTGGGCGTGGCCATACACATTTTCATGTAGATCACAATCATACTACAGGTAAAATCCGGGGCCTACTCTGTGATAAGTGTAACAGGGGTCTTGGTTATTTTGATGATCGATATGACTTGTTAAAAGATGCTTCTAGCTATCTTCAAGAGCATTTAGAAGTTTAATGGAACGCTGGAGATTTCAAATTGGTAGGTTGTTGATTAAATTGACAACTGGATATGGACTCAACACCGGTTGGTCCTTCTGTATTCATTACCTTTACAAAAACTAGACAAAAAGAAACCCCGAGCGGCCCATCAAAAGGCTACTCGGGGTATTTTTATTTGAACCACTTGGAGGTGGGTTTTGGAATATCTAATTTATCTACTAGCGGGGATTGGTTGGGGTCTAGTGCTTTGGTGGGCTGTGGAACTGTTCCGTTCACCGAACTCGCCACGCCCCGCATCTTCTCAAATGTCCGACTCGCAGAAATTCCAAGCATTGCTAGAACGACTGGATAGATCGAGTCCCCCGGGAGGGCTGGTACATCTGTCACAACGTGAAATAGAGATGCTAGCCAACGTAATAGTGGTGCCGCCATCCACGTCCACCCAAGAGCTGTGGCGCACACCCAACCAATCGCTGGACGCCATCCAGCAACGAATAGGTTCGAACTCGACGCCTCAACTTTATTTACTTCTATTTGACCTTGAAGCAACTGGGTGTCGCGAAGGTCTGCTCGGTCGGCAAGCTCGGCAAACTTATAATCTAGTTCTGCTTGAGCTTTCGGGTCGGGAAGCACTTGACGTACGACCCCACCAATCTCCCGAATGACGTCACCGAGTATTGGAATGGCCATCATTATGATTCCCCGGAATGAAGTAACGTTCAAGCAGGTTTGTCAAGTGCTTGATCTGTTCTTGTAGACGGACTACTTCTAGCTTCGTTTCCCCGTAGCTTTTCACAGCACCTTCAAGGTTGTCGATACGCCCAGAAGTAGACCCGATCTTCCCTTCGAGTCTAACCAACCATACGATTCCTGAAATGAGAAGTGGGAGTGAGATCGCCAGCAGGGCAATCCAGTTTGCAATAGTCATGTCGCGTTGCTCCAACGCGGGTGAACTCGCTTCATCCCAACCTCATTAGTTCTGCCATTCTCTTGGCTCTTGCAGGGCTATCTTGTTTAGCCCACTTCGAATTGAGCATCCCCTTAGCGGCCCTTTCATATTGGCCGGTTCGGACTAGATCTAGGGTATTCTTGAAACCTAACAATCCCTTGGTCCCCAGCTGAAAAGCCATGGCCACGAGGACTTGTTGTCTAGTCACACTAAGGTCCTTGACCCAAGGTAGAGCCGCCTGGACTTCCATGACGAAGCGGGTGACGTCATTATTGAGGAGATACATAATCTCGTCCTCACTAAGACGCCCACCCTTTCGTTTGTCAATCAGACGCCCAACCCCGATAGTCCAGAACCCTAGATGATCTTGATACGCGTAAGGGACTTTACCCTCTTCGTGCACAAGCATGTCTAGGAATTCATCATCAGTCATATTTTAACTCGGATAGGTGGATGGGATCGGCGTGATTTGGTTCATCGCCTGATGCCCGGCCGTGTTCGGGTGAAGCGTGTCCACCGTCAGCAACGGGTCCATCTGATAGATCGCGGATGGATCACGAAGCGCTTTGTCGTAGTCGAACACGCCGTAAATCCCGGCTGGAACCGCCCTGGCCCACGCATTGTACTGGTTGCGGTAAGTCTCCCCCGTGGACTGCACGACAGACCCAATAGCGTGAGCCTTGGTCAGGGCTGCAACGGTTGTCGAATACGATCCCGGTGAGCCAGAGCTGACCGTCGAGGCCTGAACAAGCTCCTCGGCCGCGACAGTCGGATCAAGAGTGATGAACCGGCCAAGCGAGGTATCTGGAACCACAGGGCCTTGGGTGGTGATTGTGGTGTCGCCGATGTTGGCGGTTGCCGTCAAAGTCGATCGGGAGAAATAGCCCGTCACCCCGCTGTTCATGCGCTGGGAGATCGTCCCGAGGTAGACCTTGGGAATGCCGTACGCCTTCAGAATGTTGACGATCGTGAAGATATTGGCTTCGACAGTCGCGGGGTTTTGTACGCCAGCGAAATCGTTGTTACCAACTGTCACGACCGCGTAGTCAGGAACCCAGCCAGAACCCAGATCAAAGCGGGTGTAGACACCATTAGCCGAGGTCGTGAAATTGGACGTGGTGTAGCCGGAATACCCAGCGGTCGCGATGGGCGAGCCGGTCGCCATGCCAACCCGCTGATGCCAAAGCTGATCGCCGCGCACCGGAATGCTGGTGGTGCTGTTGCCGACCGAGATGCTGTCGCCGATGACGATTCCTACCGGCGTATTGGTCTCGGTGGTGAACTCGTACTCGATGACGCGGTCAAGATGTGAGGTCCCGGTGGCGACCACGTTGGCAGGGTTGCCGGTCGTGCCGACTAAGGCGAACCCGCCATTGTTGATCACCGCCTGTTCGATGTACTGCGAACCGCTGGCGATCGTGCCGCCGTTTGAGGTCGTGAAGGCCTGGCTGAGCAGATAGGTCGTGCCTGCTTGAAACTGGCTACCGGCGTCAGTGATCCACCCGCTAGTGTAAAGCGCGCCCGCCGTTCCTAGGGACGCGCCGGCAAGCACATTGACCGGAGCCGAAGCGAAAGCAGCCACGACAGCGCCCGTGGAGCTGATGCTAGCCGGGCCGATGTACAGGTCAGATAGGACAACATCGGCCGTTCCAAGCGTCGCCGAAAACGGAACCCAATTGCGAACGCGGATGCGCCAGCGCGTGGTCGTGACGGGAAGCTGAAGGGCGAAGCGCTCAAGCTTGTTCGTAACCGTCGTCGTGGCACTAGAGGTTGGCGCTGAGATGGCTAGAAACGCCCGTTTGGTGCGCTTTATTACCCCTCCAGCAGCAGAGATACCAGCAGAGGTCAACACAGACGGCGGAATAGAAGGGGTTGTCATTTAATTTCCTACGACAAGAACATTGACCTGCGCTCCAACTACGGCCGTTGTTGCAGAGCTTAGGAGATCGCTACTAAGAACAGTAATCGAGGACCTTGTTCGTATTTGAACAGTGAAACCACTCGTTGTCGAAGAAGTAATCTTAAACAACTGTGTTTCCGTGGTATTAGCGATCACAGGTTGGATTGTTGGGGTGGTAACAAAAGACCTCGTGTAGACTACAGTATAATTACCACTTGCGTCTGTGGTGCCACTATAGTTTTCTACACGCTTAGGATCAGCAATGAGTGCGGGTACCCAAGGTATCGCCATCCCGACTAGTTACCAGCGATGTAAAGTACGTCCGATGCCGTACCGATAATGTAAATTACATTAGTGTTAGTGACACCAAAGCTAATCGACTGACCTGCCAGAAGCTTGTAGCCAGTTCCAGAACCATCGTCTGTAGTCGTCACAGAAGCACCACCAATAAAGATCGGACCTGTGTTAGTCGACTTAGCCGTCAAGACAACACCATTGGCCAGCGACTGAGCTGTAAGGGCAACTGCGGATGCTGTGACAGCTTGCTGATCGGTGTAGATCGTGGCCGGGTTGTTGTTCGGATTTGTGGTAGGATCAGAACCTCCACTAGAACCAACGACGACAACCGGCCGTGCAATCGTACCTTCATAAGTTGGCATTGTCATAGTTATTGATTTTCCATATTAGCTGCATTTTGAGCAGCGACGATACGAGCTTGGGTAACGATCTTAGTGGCTTTAGCCGGACCGTATTTGGTAGTCAAAGCACGAAGAACATTCTTAGTCTGAGCAGGATCAACAGCAATCGTGGCAATCAACTCGGCTTCTTTGTCAGACATCCCTAGACCACGAGCCCACAGTTTAAGACTACTGACGACAGCCGCAGCGGGTCTGCCAGTCATCACAGCCCCACCGATGGCAAGCATGTCACCACCAGCTTGAGCCGCTTCAGACACGGCGTCCTGTTCTGCGATACTGGACTGAGCTCCAAAGCGACGAGGGCTGACTTGTTGCAGATTCCTCAGTCGTTCCAGTTCAAGTCGGCTAGCCTCAGCCAAAGCCTCAGCCCGATCATCACCAGCAAACTGCCCAATACGACGTTTAACAGCCGGAGCTTCAAAGCGTTCAGCAACACCCGGAGCGGACCCAATACCCTGACCCAGACGGTTCTTGAGCATTTGGCTCAGGACTTGGCGACTAGGTTCGAGTTGTTCAGGTGTGAGGCCTTGAACAGCATTTGTGATGTCTGTGTCGCTACCCAGCTTGAAAGCATTAGGAGCTTCCTCAGCTGCCCCGATCTGACGAGACTGTTGACGATAGACGTCGCGAGCTTCACCAAGTCCGGGCACGTTGTCCAGATAACTGTTGATGACCTTACGACGATCACTAACAGCGCCAGCCATAGATGGATTGGCATTCTCACCCTTCATCAGGTTCTCGGCCTTTTGACGCATAGCAATTTGAATGCGATCAAGGACAGAGGCACGAATAGGTGGAGTCTCCCGAGGACTACCGACACCAAAGTAATCTTGGTTAGTCGGAAGTTGACTACGGGATAGACGAGTTGTCGAGGAATACTCTGGATCAGACCTAGCGTTCAAAAGTGGATCAACAACTGGAGATTGGACTTCTTTAACGGAAGTGTTAGGTCGCAACGTTGGTGTCGATTGTTGCATCTCACGTTGAAGTGTTTCTAGACCCCGAACATTAGGATCGCCCATACGTTCTTGGGCAACACCAAATGCATCATCAATAGCTGAACGACCACTATTGGATTTCAAAGCATTGACGACTTCAGCCGGGACAGACAACTCTTCAGCATAGGGACCCGCGTAGGTTTCCTCTGCTGTCGCTCTGCGAATCTTCTTGAGGTCCTTAACAACAGGTTCAAGTTCACGAGGATCAGCGTGAATTGTACGGCTGACTTGAGCGTCCATTCGATCAGGGAACTGCCTGCGAGCCGTGTCCACAGCTGTCTGTACAGTTTGACGGGCTGGGGTTTGACGTGCAGCCGCAGCAGCAACCCGACCGTGGCTGGCTTCGTCGAGAACATCGAGCGGCGTAGGTTCGATACCAACAGCCTCAAATTCATTCTTACGACGAACAACGTCGGCAACATTCTGACGACGGGTCAAACGTTTGATGGCTTGTTCGACATCGGTCAGTTTACGGATTTGAGCTTGTGGAACTTGAGGACCACGAAGACCGACACCAGTCTTACTAGGCATCAATGTTCCAAGGGCACCTTGAATTTGCCCACTCAACGTATCGGCAGCCTCGTTACCCTGAGGTTGTTGGACACCAGTCTTAGACATTAGATCAGTCTTGTAAACCGGTACGCCCGCTTTGACAGCAGCCTGAGCAAGGGGCTTAGTGACGATGTTGCTGAGACCTGTGATGGGGCTCGTAGCGGCCTCTAGGAAGTCAAACCCACGACCTTCCTTCATCTGTTGCTTGACATCAAAAGCCTTACGAACAGGCTCCATGAAGTTCTCAACAGGATTAGTGAACTTGACGGGTTTTAGATCACTGGCCTTAAGGCTCTGAGACGCCAGATAACCGTCAATCTCTTGTTCACTAGCGCCTCCGTCAACCATGCGGCGGACGTTACGACGAGCCTTTTCGATGTCAGCCATTATTGCTCCAAACTGTACTTACTGTACAAGCTCTTGACCTTGAGTTTATCCTGAACCTGTTTCGCAATAGGCTTAGTTGCGTCAAAGACTTTGGGATTACCTTTGTCGCCATTCATGTTCTTACGGATATTACCCCAAGGGTCTTTGTAGAAAGCCCCCTTGGGAAGCGACGTCCGCGTCTGACCTTCACTCAAGTCTTCGGGATTATCTTGAGTAACCCCCGGAACTAGTCGCCCAGTCAGCTCTCGGGCACGAGTAAGGTTCTTCTTAAGTTGGTCGGGAGACTGACGAACACTCAGGTTACCAATAATCGCCTTAAGGGCTTGACCTTCACTCTCGTTTAGACCACCTAGACCAGAAGCCCCATTGGGGGAGGCCTGTTTCATCTGCATCAATTGATCGATCATATTTCGACCTTGAACAGACAAGATATCACTGTAGAGATCGTACCCAGGTGTACCGGCCATACCTTCTTTGAACAGCAGTCGCTTTTCATTAGGCGCTTGCATGGCCCCAAGCATACCCGCTGTACCGGGGTTCACACGAGGCTTAAGACTATCGATATCCTCAACCGTAGCCCTGGCTAGCTCAAAGGCTCGTTGGGGATCAGCCTTCTTACCGTGGTCTACAACCTCGTCAGCGTCCCACCAGTTTTCTGCCATTATCGTTTTGTCCTGATAGACCCGTCTGGGGCTTTATATGTTGAACCACTAGGAAGGGCCATGTACTGAGACTGACTAACTACGGCAATTGGACCCTTAGCCGCCGCCGTCTTACCAACACGAGGCCGTTGGGGTGCGTACGGTTGAGCTGCTTTAGCCCGACTTGCAGCACCCGAACCTCTACGCTGTTCAGCCAAGGCAATTAGTGCATCGACCTTAGCCTTCTTTTCTTCTTCCGTGACGTCCTGATACGGATTAGGAGCTTGGTGAAACTGAGGCTTACCTGTGTCGGAATCAACTACACCAAGGGCACCACCACCAAGATTGAACGAGTCATACTTGGTAGGTTTGATGTAATCCTTGATTGAACCCGGATCGTATTGAGCAGCGTATTTAAGCAACTCAGGGAGAATCATCTGACGCGGGTCTTGGGTCGGTGCAGACTGCTGACTATTATCAATACCTTCAATGCTTCCATCAATCCCCGGTGCAGAACCATAAGATGTCGGTTGAGGCGCGTAGGCTTGACTGACAGCTCCAAGGAGGCCACGACGGGCTTCCATCATCTGAGCTTGTTGAGCCTTGGCTGCTTTCCGATCAAGACCGTTATAACCACCAAGAGCAAACGTGGCCGCATCACTGTTAATGAATTTCTTTAGAGCGTTTCCAAACATGCCCATTTTCATTAACCTCCGAAGCTGAAGCCAGTTGTCGGGCTCCAACCAGCGCTGATGCTCGACGTACTCGTCTTACCCGTTGTAGATCCAGTCCCTGTGCTGTTACCAGTCGTATTCATCGAAGTGAACGCGCCAGTCGGAATAGACCCGTACATAGCGCCAATCGACTTCAACCAATCAGGCAGAGCATTAAGTTGGTCTTGATCCAGTTGATGTTGAACCTCACCGGCACCCAGTTGAGTGGCGACATCGGCTCGACCTTGATCACCAGACATCGAACCAAAGTTAGCCATGAGTTGAGCCGCCTGAAGTTGACGAGCCTGATCTTGGTCCATCTGACCAGCGTTGAACTGGTTAAGTTGTTGACCCTGACCAGCGTTAAACTGATTATTCTGTTGAGCCCGGTTTGCCTCAGCCTGCATCGCTGCTGTAGCTTGATTGAATCCAGCATCCCGCAGACCAGCCTCAGACGCAGCCCGTTCCCGAGCCAGATTACCCTCAGTCTCAGCCGCCTGAATGCCAAACCGACTACCACCAAAGGCGTGATTCTTAGCTGCCAAGGCATCTTGAGCCGCTCGGACACCACCGGCATTCTTGTCGAACCCGGCCAGCGTCGTGTTGACTACGTCGTTAGTGTACGGGTTGGTGAATGCACCACGGTCCATACCGAGGATCGACACACCATCTGAGGTCGTACCCTGAGCCGTATTAGGACCAGCATTAGCCACACCGGTTGTCGCATCGCTAGCCTTGTTCAAGAAGTTCTGCCAACCACCGAGGTTCTGCGCACCACTGAATGCAGTACCCTGTAGATCAGACTGACCAGCAACGTAAGACGACGAATCAGTGTTGGCGTAGTTGCCAATCTGACTAGCGTAGTCTTGGTACCCTTGGGCAAGCCACGGAGCCACTGTGGGGGTAGACGTAGAGTTCTGAGTAGACGCAGTATTCGACGTACCGGAACTTTTAGTAGAAGTCTTAGACATACTGTTTCCTTAGTTCCCCGTCGATCATCGTGAACCCTTTTGATTTGAAGACTTTTGTCCAGCCCTTGCGGCCGTTGATTGATGCATACCGACAACCCCGAGCCCGAGCCCACGCTGAGATGCCGGGTTCCATAGCCAGCAATTCCCTGATGTCTCCAGTCCCCAACCAGACGTGCAAGAAGGGGCCAGATTCATCACAAAACAACTGGGTGACTAGGACCCCGTTTTCTCCGGTCCACAGGAGGGCTTTACCTGTTGCTAGCTGTTCCTCTAGGTTGACTAGCTTCATGCCCTCCTGGGCCTGTTCCAGAGCCTTTACGAGGCCTTCCTTGATGGATTGTGCATCCACTAGCGATCACCTGCGGGCATTACGTCAAATGTGGGGATACCAAGACGCATATCTGACGGGGTTGTGTTACCTGACAGGCGCATCCTGATAAGACGACCACTGAAACGGAAATCAATCTTAGTTGTATTGGCGGTCAAGATTTGATCTGAGAAGACAACAGGTGTCGACTGAGGATACTGAAGACCTCTGAGGGTCATCATAATAGCCCCGGTTTGACGTTGGAAGTCTGGCCACATCCTGTTGACCATCATGCATCGTTGTTCTTCGTCAATGAAGAAGTCTGATGTCTCGATGAACCAACTACGTGCAGCACCATCTGCTGTCGTGCCCTTTTCGTGGTAGTAGATATTACCGCCGTAGGTCACGCCAATCGGATACACATTGATCCCAGCTGTCACGTCACTGAAGGCTGTCCGAGCAATCGTGCCCTTTGAAGAAGCACCTTCCGTCAGGCTTAGAGTGACGTACCGACTGTTTTCAATCCCGTCCCGAGCATCTGGATAGAACCACCAGACTTCGTTAAATCTCGACAGACTAGCTCCGACAATCTTATCACCCTGAGATGAAGCCACATTCGCAGCCATATCATCACCAACAGCGATCGGAATGATTGTGGGCACACCCCCGAGACTGCACGAGAAGAACCGACCTTGGGTCGAGAACCAATAGGCAGTTTGAGAGACTACAGCAGCAGCGTTAGCTCCGATCAGACCACAGTTGTCACCAAGCTTAGTGAAGACCCACGGATTGACGTTGTCCCCACTGAAGACACCTTGGAAGATCGAATTGTTGGTCCAGACAAAGACGTAGTCTCCAACAATCTCAGCCCCCACAATACGCCCACCGCCCTCTAGGATAACCTCACCAGCGTTGTTGTCGCTAGCTGTCGTCCACTGTTCCGGGTCTTGAAGGTCCGTAAATCGGATACACATTGGGTTGAAGTCACCGGACAACTCTTCGTTACAACCGAGAGCCATGACTTGGCGTGTGTACGTAACCAGCATAAACGTGACATTGTCTGGGGCATTAGTTAGGGCCGCAGCGGGAGTGCCCGTGTCGTTCTGCCACCAGAAGATTGTCTGACCACGAGGATTAGCCATCAGGCTTTCACCATAGTTAGCCAAAGACCAAGTCAAGGGAAAGTAGTCGACAGACGAAGGTTCTGAGTAGTCACCCGTCCCATACGTACCTGTACCGTAGCCCGAACCACCAGTACCATCAATGGCCCCTGGCGTGAAACCAGAAGCGGGTGTGATATCGTACAGAGTGGAGTCTTGGCAGATTGTCAGAGCGTTGTGTTGACCAAGTGCAATGTTTGTATTACTATTGTTGTCAAACCAAGTTAGGGCTGAACGACAGACGCCATCAAGTAGGTCTGTGGAGACACTCTCCCAGCCACCTACGACTTCAGGAGAGCCCTTCCAGAACCGTACCTGATCACAGTCGTGCCACGTACCCGGATATTTATACGCGGTATCGTCCGTATTAATGCCGGGTGGAATTTCTAGACGATTGCGCATAATTAGGTTTAGCCCCAGATTTCAACAACAACTTGGCCACCGCCACCAGCACCGCCAGCACCGCCTGTGCCTGCGGCACTAGAGCCACCACCACCACCACCGGCACCACGACCACCGGCACCACCGGCACCACCCGCAGTAGCCCCGGAGGACCGGCCACCACCACCCCCGCCGCCGCCAGGACCTGTTGTTGGCGATGAACCTGCACCACCAGCTGTAGGGGATGCACCGTTAGTCCCTACTGTCCCCCCGGAACCAGTACCTAGAGGACCAACAGACCGTTGACCTGCGACAGGACCAGAGTTCGCACCACCGCCATAGGCACCAGCGGGGGCAGCCGTAAATACGGGAGTACCCACAGGGCTTGCGCCACCAACAAGAGGCGTTGCACCAATAAACGTGCCAACACCACCATTACCGGGGTTCTGGTTCGGTGAAGAAGCAGTAGAAGCTAGTCCACCTCCGGCAGCTACAAAAGCGCCAAAGACACTCTCACCACCAGCAGAACCACCTAGACCCGCACCACCACCAGCGCCACCGGTACCAACAGTCGCAGTTTCTGTGGCCGACAGAAGATTGAGCGGAATCACCGCTACGGTAAGACCGCCACCGGGTCCACCACAACCAGCCGTGTTAGCACTAGTATCACCACCACCACCACCACCACCAGCTCCAAGGACGAATACACGAGCAAACTTACCGGCCCCAAGGGAGACATTACCCGCAAAGTCAGAAGGCCTAGTCCACGTACCTGAGGCGTTAAAGATTTGGCGGTCTAGTAGCTTTGCACCACCGGCACCGTTGAGAATGAAATCGGTGAGTTCACTCATTAGACAAATTTCCAATCACCAGATTGATAAGACAATGAGAACGAAGCCCCTCGAACTCGACAATTCATGACACCAGACGAGCCCATGACGGTGTTAACGCCAGGGTCAAAGATGAACCGATTACCAGCCCAACCAGCGTCTGTAGCTGTGTTACCACCATCGGCAAAGCTCAGTACGTCACCATTAGCAAGGCTACCGGGGGCTGTACAAGTAACGACACCGGTTCTTGTGTCCACACTGTAGGAACCACCTCGGACAGCCGTGAAGTTAGCTGTCTTAGGAAGAGGACCTGTATCCCAACCAACAGATGTCTCAGTAGAGTTGACCACAAGCGGACGACCAGCATTACCCGGCAGAGCAGGGAAGGCGGGGACAGTTCCGGCAAAGGCCAGAGCATCCGCATAGGCCTTAGTGACCAAGTCTGTCGTATTAGTTGGGCTTCCAGCATTAATGGCCTTGAAGCCATTCATATCTAGGTCACCAGAGACGATACGACTATCAAACAGGATAATATCAGCGCCATCTGTGATGACGATAGAGACGTTACCAGCCGGAACAATTGCTGTCGAACCACCGTTACTGATGGTCACAGCAGCACTCTCAGCGTAGACTAGATACCACTTCTGAACACTCGGGATCACCACAGTGCCAGGGGTCGCCGCCGAGTAGTGGATAACCCGCATTCGAGCTTGGTTAGCCACGTATTGAGTTGCGGTTAGGGTAGTCGTACCACTTGCACTGACTTCGACCCAACCATCCAGACTATCGTCTTCTAGATCAAAGACAGCAGAATTGAGTAGCGCCCCCCACGTGTTGTTGTCCGCACCGGGGTCTGGTTTACGGAATCCATTCCGCGTAGTGGGTGTAGGCATTAGACAATTGTCCCATCATCGGTTCGACGCCAGTCTGTTCCATCACTGATCAGGAGACGATTGAGGTCTTGTGTCCACAACTGTCGGCCCTTCCAAATCTCTGGATCGGGCAGCAGGCTTGTATCAGCAATAATTCGTGTCTGAACAGAGATTAGACTATTGACGACTAATTGTAATTTCTCTGACCACTTGTTGGCCCAGTCGGGTGCTGAAGATGTATTAAGGCCTAGTGCCATCCAGCCCCCGTTGTACCCGAAGCAATGAAGCCTCGATCTCGAAGACCAGAACTAGTCTGTAGTCTCGACCCCTGGAGCTCTCGACGACCATACCGATTGATTTCATCGATCAGTGCGTCGTGCTTACCTTGCCACATGACAATACGTTGATCGTCATTCAGGAAGGGGGCAGAGTGGATAGCAGCGCCGTAGAGGTAGATATCCGGGTGCTGAGCCAGAAGCCAGTTCGACGGAGCGTCATCGGACAGGGGGACTAGGTTCTTCCTGTAGCGGAGACGAAGGGTGAACGTACCACCGGGGGGCGGTGCAAAATAGAAGTCTTCACCAGAGATCGTGTAATAATAGGGCGTATCCGCTGTATCCGTGATGTTATCAAAGACATCAGGTGTGACGTATTCAAGAGCCCTGCCTGTGTCCTGATCAAGCCAGAAAGACACGACAGCAGAGAAACCATCTGGAAGCGGATATGTACTACCGGTTACCGTGATGGTCTCAGTAGTGATCAAGTAACGAGATGTGATATTGCGATTAAAGGTTGCCTCCGCCATTGTGATCCAATCAGGAATGTAGTCCGTTAGATCAGAGCGATTCAGCAGTTGGGCTACAGCCGTCTTAAGACCAGAATAGGAGGCAAGACTCATCGAATGGTTCCGTTAGTTACGCCAAGGTGGCCATCTGCTGTTCGGAGGGCTTCCCAGTCAGACGAATTAAGTCTACGGGCAACCTCAGCAGCGTGATCAGGATTGTAGATATCGACGCCTTCGTTCTTCCACATCTCGATCACAACGTTAGGAATGTGGGCGGCTCGACGAAACTCTCGGGTCTTCGAATAACCATCGTTGGTGTTCCGAAGTGCCTTGTTGTGGTCGAGACTGGCTCCGACGTCTTGAATGTGTCGGTATTGAAAGTCTTCTTCACCTGTCTGTTTGACTTGAGTGATCAGACCACCAGGACGGACACCTAGGGTCTTCCAGTCACTCATTTAGCGGCGACCTTGACTTCCTTCGGTTCAGGAACGACAGCGACTTCAGGTTCAACGATGAACACGTAGCCACGCTCTTCAAGAACTTCAGCAATATCACCAGCGACGGTAAACTTCTCATTGTGAGCGTACAGTTCGTCGCCGTAGGTTCGATCGTGAATGCCGGTGGCAATCTTACCGTGACCTTTACGGGTGACTTGGACCTCGACAGCAGCCTTAGGCGCGGGAGGCGGAGTGACCGAGCGGCCTTCGATTTGAGCAGCAGTAACAGTCATAAGAATCTCTTTAAACAAGTGGGGGAGACCACAATTAGCCTCCCCCGTAGTCAATTACAGCAGGTCGGCGATGATAGCCGAGGCACGCTGGTTACGGCAGAGCAGAGTCTTTTCCGCAACGATCTGGAACTTCGAACCGTCACCGGTCTTAGCCAGGGGTTCGACCTTCATCGGTCGCAGAGTACCGACAGCCCACATCGAGGGGTCAACCAGCAGCACTTCGCGTGTCAGCGGGTACTGGACCGGGACGACTGTCAGCGCACCGAAGTCGGATACGTAGACATCAGCACCAGCGTAGATGGTAGCCTGATTGGTGCCCTTGACGTCCGCACGGATATCAGCGATACCAGTGAAGGCACTGAAGGTTTGTTTGTGCGTAGCGGACACCAGGGCGGTCGTAATATTCGACGCACCGTTGCTGAACGAAGACGCAAGAACAGTCTTCAGGAGGGTTTCGGTAAGTGCTCGCTGAGTACCGTTAGTGGCGGCAGCGACAGTACCGGCCGAGAAGCCACCCGAGGAACCACCAGCACCACGGGAGACGTTAGACGTCAGCCAGGCTTGGAAACCACCCAGCTGGGGGGCCGTAGCGTCGGCAGCAGTCACCGAGGCTTGGTTGGTCAGGAAGGCGTACTCGATGTCCTTGACAACAGCTTCCGACTTTTGGAGCTTTTGCCAGGCTTCCGTGTCCGACTGACCAGCAACGGTCGAAGCCTTAGTGGTTTCCGAGATGATACCCGCATCCTTGAAGATTTGGGTTCGGTTACCGACACGGACGGGTTGTTGCGACGCACTGGCCGAGGTGTCATCACCCTGGACGTTGGCGTTAGCAGCAGCAGCACGGGTAGTGTAGGTTTCCCATTCATGGTACGGCTGAGCAACGGATGCCTTGCCGATCATGTTGGTAAACGGGGTCAGATTGGCCGACACCTTATAGATGTTGTTTTCCAGGTCTTCCCGGAGGCCGATCGTCCCGTAGGACATTTGGGTATTAGTAGGAGCAGTCATTGGTTATCCTTGGCTAGCCAAAGGCACCCATCTTGAACATTGCAGCGAGGTCATCTCGACTACCGGTTTGATTCAAGCGGTTCTTGGCCTGTTGCAACTCACGTTGCTGGGGGGGAAGTGGCGACTCACGAGACGTAGCCGGAGCTAGCGATTTCTGAGCAGCCGGTTTAGCCGCCACGGGTGCAGACGCCTTCGCCGCTTGAGCCTTAGCCATCATCTGGTCGTACTTCATTGCCTTGTAGACGATATTCAACTCTTGAGCACTGGCTTGACCAATGGCTTCAGGCGGAATACCGGATTCGACAATGTACGTGGCAACAGACTTGAGTTTCTCAGTGCTGTTGGCCAGATCGGGGGCTAATTCAAGCAACTTGGTTCGTTGCTCGGCATAGAACTGCTTCTGGGTCTCCGCAGCGGCCTGTTCTTGAGTTGCGCGCACGCTCTTCAAGGCATCCTGTTCTGCGTCGTATTCCAGTTTCAGTCTGAACGCCGTTTCTGGGTCTTCCTCAGCGAGGGCCGACCAGATTTGAGGCGTCATGCCATCCCATTTAGACTTGAATGCTTCGTCAGCACGACTAACAACGTCGTTGAGCTTAGCGGTGAACTGATCTAGTTCCCGTACCTTATTCTCAGCGGCTTTTACGGCTTCAGAAGCTTGTTGCTTAGCCTTTTGGGTGATTGCTTCTCGCTTGTCCTCCTGTGCTCGCACAATGGCTTGCAACTCGGGGGCCAATTCGGCAAACTTACCCTTGGCATCGGCATCCCACCAGTTCGGTGCATCAACAGGTTCGACCTCAGCCGTCTCTGCTTCTTCCGTTTCTAGTTCACCTTCATCGCCGGGCTCAATATGGGCCTCGCTGTCGGTGTTGTCCTCAGGGGGGGCCTCGGACGTAGTCTCGGCAACCTCAACCACAGGGGTTTCGGTCGCAAGTTCTTCTTGAGGTGCATCCATCGCAATGATTGCAGCCACGGCATCTTCACGAGTAAACTCGCTCATTCGTCACCTTCAAAATGGGCAGCGAAGTTGCCGCCTGTAATCACCGCTCGCAAGCGATGCATGACACTGTCGATAGCTCGGTAGTCTCGATACAAACTCTCTCGTAATTCACCTTCCAGCGGATCGCTGAGGGCGATTTGAGACAACAGATCGGACTTGAGGTAGTCGACAGCATCAACAATAGACTTTCGATCAATCAGAGCTTGTTGCGCCGCAGCGATCTTGGCTTGACTGTTCATGTTTAACCAGGGTCTCCACCGGGTCGGACGTCAGACGACACCGAAACCGAAGTCTCATAGTCCTTACGCTCGCCGTCCCGATCAATTTGTTCTTTTTGGAGTTGTAGTTTAGCTGCCAACTCTTCTCGCTTCATTTGTAGTTCGGCGATCAGAAGTTCACGCTTCAACTCAAGTTCTGCTTGGGCCGTCTCCCGTTGAATTTGAAGCTTCCCTTGCATCTCTTGCATCTTCAGTTCGTATTCAGCTTGACCCTTCTCTTGATCTTGAGCAATCTTGGCTTGATCAGACTGGGCCGACAACTGAAGTTTGGCCTTCTCAATCTCCATTTTACCTTGGACCTCGACCATCTTGGGATCGGGCTGAGGTGGTTGCGGAGGCTGGGGATTTTCCTCAGGATTAGTGAAGAATTGACCGGGGTCTTTGACACCACCACGCTCAGCAAAGCGGGTGACAGCGTTATAGATGTTCTGGATGTCCACGAGGGGCCCTTGAGCACCACCTTGGAGTTCCACACCCTTCTCTTGAAGGGCCAGAACTTGTTGCATGAACAACAGGTCTTGGTCACGACCACCAGCGCCAAGGCCAATCTCGATCTTCATCGAAGTACGAGCGGACCAAGACGACGGATTAGTCTCAACCCACTTGCCACGTAGACGCACCACACGGGCCTTAGAGGCTGTCTGGCGAAGCATGGCGTGGACGATCATGTACAGGTCTTTGAAGCCCGTCTCGGCCAGTGTACGAGCCAGCATCCGCACCCGGCGTTGGGCACGACTAAGCAGGGCCATAGCACCAGAGGCAGTGTCGTGCAGGCTGTCGGGGTTGAGGCCCTGAGCACCACGGATGATGCCGGTACGTTCTTCCAGAACAGTCGCCATGTGTTCCAGTTGTTCCATGACGTTGAAGTTCAGGGGAACAAGTTGGATGGGCTTGATGGCGTTGCCGGTACGACTACGGACAGGACGACCGGGCTCGTTCAAGAGGAAGTCGTCAACCGTGTCTTCAGTGCTGTCCATTTCCGAGATTTCAGCGCGCTGGTTGAGGGCAAAGTAGCCTTCATCAAGCATTTGTCTCAGTAGGACGGTCTTAATACGTTGGACGTCAATAGCCAAATCGGCGACAGACAGACCATAGAAGTGGTGAGTGACCGGATAGGGGGTGAAGACAGCAATTGGAATCTGGCTGACTTCTTCGTGTCGAAGGTAGGTCTGTTTATCCTGTTCACCACCAGTCAGGACACAATAGAGCTTGTCGCCCTTCTTGTCCTTGATCCGGATGTAGTGTTCAGTGACCAGCACTTGTCGCATTGACTGGTCAGCTGACCCGTTGACCATGGTCTCTTCGTTAACCGTGTCCCGACTGTAGCGCTCTTGGGCATATCCGGGGTTCTGCCATTCAGACAGTTGGTCGACCTTGTCCTTGGGAATACCCTGGGCGATCAAGTCTTGGGCGCGGGGACGCATTCGGACTGCACAATAGGTGGCCTCGGAGATACGACCAGTGTCGCGGGCAACTGTGATGTCCTCGGGGGCCACCGTGGCGATCCGGACCTTGTCGTCGTCCTTAGGCTTCTTGAGCGTGAAGTCAAACAGGGGTTCACCTGCCAGTTCTTCTTGCTCGGGGTCGTCACATGGCTCTAGGTCGACAATCTCGCCATCCTCGGAAGCCAATTCGACCTCAGCCCAAGTCTTGCCCTCGAATAGCTCTTCTTCGCCCGCCACTGATTCTTCAGTGTAGACCTTGATCACACCAGTCTTGGCTTGGAAGGCGTCCAGTAGGGCTTGGTAGATGACCCACCAGCCGTCGTTGTCCTCGAAGACAGTGTACTCGACGTAGTCTGTCTCTTGTTGGGCCTGCTCCTCGTCTTCCGCTGTGCGGGGGACAAAAGAGGCCACGTCGTCGCCACCAGTGAAGATGTCGATGATGTCGGGGATGACGGCTTGAATGGTGTCCCGTACGTCCATGCTTACCGCCGCTGAGCGATTGGGCATATTGGGGACATCGGTCATCTGACCCTTGTAGTATTCAAGGGCTACTTGTCGTTGTCGTGTCAATTCAGCGTCGAGATCAAAACCAATAGAGCGGCGTTGTTCAGCGACACACAGATTAAGAAGGTCTTCTTTATTCACCTGTAGTCCTTAAACATTAGTGCCATACTTGGGCATGACGATCTTGCCGCCAATGGTTGACCGAGGTTCTGTGTAGTGGATGGCCATGAGACCAAAGGCGTCTGCACCGTGGGAAGCCCAGTCGTGGTTGGGACCTAGACCGATCTTCCGTTGGTCATCCCGCTTCTCATGGTACGCACCGAGAGACTTGCGTCCGGGTTCCGTGGGGACTGTGTTGAACCACATACGGGGGAATAGTTCGCGTACCCGCTCAATCCGCTGCATGGCCGCCCCCGGACCTTGGTTGGGGACGACAACAGTATCGAAACCGGCCTTGCGAAGTGCATCTTGGTAAGTAGTGGCGTAGACGAACTCAGACTTCACCCCATCGTGAGGTAGGATGCACTGTACTCGGTCATAGCCTTTACTACGTAGCCAGTTGATATGGGCCTCTAGGGGTTGTCCCTGTGCTTCGTAGTAGTCGAGAACTAGTATCTTCATCCCAACGAACTGAGTAATCCAGATAGCCGTGGCATCTGCCTTAGCCCCTGTGCCCCCGATGTCCCAGTAAGCGCGGAGGCTTAGATGCGGGTCACGGGTAACGTCACTGATACGGCCCTCGTTCTTGGCAACACTGAGATGCTGAGCAAAGTAACTGCCCTCACGAACAGTCACGAAGTCACCTTCCCAGATGTGGTCGTAACTATCGGGACGCTTGCTTAGGTCCGCTTGGCGTTCATTCTCAAGTACATTGGGGAACCACGGGTTGTCCCGCCAGTTTAGTTCACAGCCCTTGCCGTCGTCTGGTGGGTTGTCCCTGAAGCGCTTGTGAGTAGCACTACGGTCACTCTCGGGGTTCCACGTCACCCAAATCTCACTGTCGTCTTCACGAACCGTGGGGATGAGCTTTTGCCATGCTGTCTCTGAGACGTTCTCAGCCTCATCTACCCACACTAGGATGATGCGGGACTTGGACTTGAGACTATCCAGGCTGTGTCGTAGTCCAACGAACTCAAAGCGTACACGTCTACACTTAGATCGAATGTAGTTCTCGCCTAGTTCATAGAACTGATTGAGGAAGGGTTCTTCACGAATAGCCGCCTTGATCTCTTCCATTGAACTGTCGTTGAGACTGTTCATGAACTCACGGCCACAGAGTATTTGACCGGACTGACCCGGCTTAGCGGCCTTTGCCCACATGAAGCCCCTGACAGCGGCCATCTTAGCGAAGCTGCGCGTTTTACCCGATCCTCGACCCCCGTAGGAGTACCTGTAGCGGGCTTTCCCGAGGAACACGGGGATGAGCTTAGGCGGGAGGCGAACAGTGACTGTAGCGCCCTCTGGGGGGCTTACAGAGGCATTCATTCGTTGCTTGGACCCTGAAGACTGATCGCGACCACTTCAATAGGTCCTTGATCAGGCCCAGAGACTTCCACTTGGTTCTTGTCGCCGTACTTCTTAGGAACGATCTTCGACACAACCCACTTCATTGTATCCACTGTGAGGCGGTCACGATGAACGTCAGAGCCTTCCTTGCCACGGGCGACTTCAAGTAGTTCTTCGAAGAGGCTTTCGGCTTGGAGTTCTCTAGCTCGCGCGTATTGTTGGGCAAAGTCTTGCTTGTCTGCATCACTTAACCACTTAAAGATCGTCGTAATGTCAGGCATTTCAGCATCGCGGCAAACAGATCGAATGCTTTCACCAGCGCTCATTCGAGTAAGAATCTTTGTCTTCAACTCTTCAGAGTAAAGCGAAGGGCGACCCATTTTCTTTTTGATTTTATTATTATCAGTCAATAGAGTCGCCCTAATTTAGTTTAAGTTTATTAGCTTCGTTAGAAGCGTTGAGAGAGCTTTAGCTCGATCAATAAGTGTCTGCAATCGGACCAACGCCAGTCGTAAACGAATTAGGCGAAGTAATTACTGTTGCCGTTCCGTAGGTTTCACCGGTCTTCTTGAAGGCTGTGAAGTTACCTAGAATGTGCGTACGGAATCGTGCACTTGTGTTGTTGAATTGGAAGCCGATGAAATACAATCCAGGACCCACAGCGGGGAACGGAGTTGTAAATGCAAACTGTTGATAAGCGGCTGTACCTGACTGTGCAGTCGAAGCACTTTGCGCTACTGGATTACCATTCCAATCATACAGAATAGCAGTCACGTTGCCCGCCACAGCTGAACCATTCAACAGACTTGCACCAGTGATGGTCGCATTAGCGGGAATGAATACGCGAGCAATGTAGGTTTCAGTTACGACCGGAGTTGTATCTGTACCAGTTGTTGTAGTGTCTGGAGCGGCTCCACCAGTATGATGCACTGAAACTGTGCCTCGACCGCCGTAACCAATACCACCTTTAGAGAGTTGACCACCAGTAGACATGTCTTATTGTCCTCAAGCATCTTACGTGCTAAATGAGTTAAATAGCGTTATGTTTGGGATATAAGAGGTGGTGAAGATGCATACCTTCCTCCTACTCTACCATTATAACATATTATAAAGGGTTTGTCAAGTCTTTTCTTTAGTTTTGTAACTTTTTTTATGATTATTGAAAATAACACTTGACAGATCGGGAAATGTGTGGTATAATATCCTTGTGAGGATGAGGAAATAGAACCTATATAATAGATAACATAAGAAGGGTGACTGACTACAATGTACATCCAAGAGCCATGATCAAGAAGCACGGGGACGACAACAACAAAGGATGACGTCTTTATTGTAGTTCTATCCTTAGGGTCGGTCCTGGCGGACCTCGGCGAACCCGCTTAGCTTCGCTCAATCGAAGCGTTGCTTCTCAGTAGGGAACCTTTGTTGTCGTCCTTTGTTAATCGTTGACCTGAGATCATCTTGAGGTACCCCAACTAAGAATTATTCGCAAATAGCCCTTTTATGTATATAATGTGTAGTGGATTTATTGATTGATAAACGATAAGACATCACGGGTCTGTGATCACCTTGTGAACGTTCGTTACCACTTTTATCGTTTGTCGATACTGCAAAGAGGCCTGGAATGTTGTTTATGGTCCTTGCCGCCGGGGAGACCTAGCGGCCCGGGAAACCGGTCTTTGACATTGTCGAATGTGTGAGACAGCAAACGACCCGCACGGCTTGGTAAGTCCCAACGCTAGCGGTATCGGGAGAGGGATCATAGCAGTCCGGTCGGTAACCACTCCGACAGCGTAGTAAGGCCTTAGGAAGCCTGAAAGTGTAGTGAGGATAGCTTTGGTGACGTTAAAACCCCTCGTGATCGACCTAACGTTTTGGTCGTGACACACAAGAGACAATGACTAACCAAGTGGTTCTCACTGGGAGACGATCTAATGCGTCTGGGAAAGCGTGAGCGCGAGATGCGCCGGGAAGCCTTCAAGGTCCGGTCTGGCATCATCGCCAATAACGTGGCCAATATGGCTGCGATCAAGGAAGAGGCTCGTCTGACGGGTCTTCGTTCCTCCGCCAACCCCACGTTGTTGAAGTCGTCGACCAAGTATGGGTACCGCGACAACCTGCATGGCAAGGCCGCTAAGGTCAACAATGGCTCATGTCGGGTTGACAAGTAAAATCCTTTGACACGCCACCCAATGGCGTGCTAGGTGTAGCATACAAAGTCGCGCCGTCTTTCGAGACGTCGTATGGGGGGCCAAGGCCGGGGCTCTAAAAGCCGGTTGAACTAAGGTGACGCTTAGGCGCTCACGTTACGCTAGGACTAGCTGCGCACTTCAATGGGCGTTGGTGTGGCTTAGTACGCGATGAGCAACACAAAGCGTGTAAATCCCTCGTGTTTGTCTCCCGAGCCCGTTAGGGCGTTGGCGAGCGAAGCGAGCTATTGACGGGTGATCCGTGAACGCGGCGTGATGAGCGCAGCTAGTAATGGGTCCGGTGTCTTACCCCTTCAAAAAGGGTTTGTTCACTGTAGAAAGCTAGTCACTTAATGGAAGTCCAATCCTCTATGGGTTGGCAACGCTAGTTAATCGCTAGCGTAGAACGACAAGATAAGTATTCCCGCCTGAGAGTGCAAAGATTACAAACGGTCTCAGGGTCCCAGCTACGGCACACGGGGTAAGGTCTGGGTTTTGTCGTTCTACACTGGCGATTGGCCAGTCACCAATAGTGGTGCAACTCTAGGAGAAGCTACTATGACTATCGCTCAAAAGACCCTCCCGAAGGGCTCGAAGAACGCCGCCAAGCTGGTCCTGTTGGAACCCGCTGTCATCGGCAAGATGGTGGACGCCGCGATCAAGCACACCCTCAAGGGCGATGCGATGATCCACGAGGCGGCCCTGCAATGCATGCTCCACGCGGCCCCCAAGGAACTGGGCGGCACGGGTTCGGGCGACACCACGCTGGCCGACCGTCTGATCCAAGGTCTGGGCAAGTCCGTCCGAGTCCAAGCCCTCAAGCTGTGGTTCCACGACTTCTCGCCCATCCGCTGGAACGGTGACGGCAAGGTCGGGCAACTCCGCGCCGATGCGAAGGACTTCAAGCCGTACAACCCGGCCATGGCGTCCGAAAACCCGTTCTTCTCCTACGCCCCCGGTGACGAACGCACCGCCCGACCGATCTCGATCGACAACATTCTGAAGATCGTCGATGGTCTGGATGAGCGCATCACCCGCGCCGTCGAGAAGGAACAGTTCAGCGGCGACGCGACGGCGGCGTTCCAGTACGCCAAGGCGATGCAAGCCTTTTCGAAGTCGTGGATCGAAGGCAACCACTTCGGGGATGCCAAGACCGTCGGCGAAGTCGTGGCTGAGGGCGACAAGCGTCAAGCTGAGGCCCCCAAGGCCGCGCCCCGTGTCCGCGCGAAGAAGGCCGCGTAACGTCGACTCCGACTGGTCTGCAATAGGATGGATGGCGGCTGTAATGGTCACCGTCTATCTTGTTGCCATCCGTCTATTCGTTTAAGCCGGAGCCCCCAACCCCCACCGGCTTAAAGTGAAGCCCCGTAGAATGCCCCACAAGGGTGTTTTACGGGGTTTTTGCTGGGGGTGTATCACGATACCCCATTAGACCACTGTAGCGTCGTTAAATCGGCCCTTACGGCGGTCTTTTGCTGCTAAGGAAACCGTACAGACGTAGACGCCTCGCGTTTACACAACACGGAACCACTTGTGACACGTCGGAGAACGGATCAACCAAACGGGAACGTTTACCATGGTCTAAGTAATGGGCGCGCGGCTAAAGCCCTAATCGCCGCTTTTGAATGATCATCTTATACCGGGCCTCATACGTGCTTTCACGGGCATGTGTGGGGCCTTTCCTTTGCAGTAGACACATCGGCTCGACCGTACCCCTAAAGCCGGGGGATCGCGATACGGCTCCGGTGTGTCTTCTCCAATCGAAATCATTCGAGTGGGTTAAAGAGGGTTACATCATATGTACGAAGTGTACGCTATCGTCCCTCCCCAAATGACCATGGCTAAGGTCGGGGAAGGCAACAGGCGCAAGATGGGGGAACTCATGAACTACAAACGCCACAATCCATCCACTCAGACTGAGAAGTCGTATCGATACGCCATGTATCGTGACGGCAAGCTGGTCTCGTCCACCTTCTCTGGTGGTGGCCTCAATTCGGGGAAGTAAGGGAATGTCCAACTATCAACAACGCCATGCGGGCGGCCTCAACAAGTACCAGTGGCGCTGGATCATCGTGGGCGGCCTTGTGGCCGTTTGGGGAGCCTTCACGCTGGTTCTGGTTATGGCTGGTCAGTCGTGACAAAGTGTCAATCAGTCCTGGGTCACAAGTTTCAACCTCGCTACGACGAGGAAAATGTTTATTCATACCACGGAACCGGTGTCGGACACACTTCGACTACCAAAAGACCGTACATCCGTGATGTGTGTGTCAGGTGTGGCCACACAGTGGAGAGGGTTAAATGAGCGGCTTCACAATCGGATACGTCACCCCCTCCGGCGCGGTGCGTATCCAGACCCGCCTAACCCCGGCTGGTGTATCCAACCTGATTGGTCAACTCCGCTCTAAGTCTTGCTCGGGGATCAGGGTCGATGGTTCGCTACGCTCCCAAGTCACTACGTGACGGGATAGAGGCAACCGGAGTCGCGCTCCGGCCTAAACGTCAGGGACAGGCGTGACAGACGGGGAGAGACCCGTACATTGTTTCAGTAGACAACAAGGCTAACGGGATCATTGGCCTAGATCATAGAAGGTGTTGATAGTTAGAACGGTACCCACCCCGTAAACTTGAGAACACCGTTCCTTGTTGTCTTCTCAAGCAATGATGCTTGGCTCTATCATTAGCGATAGGCAACAAGGCGACAGGCCCTTAAATCTTACGGTAAGGGCGGGCGAATAGTCCTCTGGTCAGGTCCGTAACCTAACTACCGGCGTTCTTTGTTGTCTTTCCCTCGTGGGAGGGCGTCACGCGTCGCGGTTGACGCAACTGTTTTGTTCTAGCTGAAGGAACTGAAGCTATGAAGTGGACTCTTAACATTGCTGGCCAGAAGGTCACCGTCGACAACCCGACTTCGGTCAAGGAACACGGCAAGTTCTTGAACTTCATGCGGAAGAACAGCCGCACGTTCAACGACATCTTCGATAAGGCGGGGATGTAGGGGTCATGGGCATCAAGCTCTATTTCGTCCTATACGAGGGATACGACGACGAAGGTAAACAGGGGAAGTTCGATACAGAATCGGAGGCCCTTCAGTTCATCGATGATCATGTTTCCGACGTTGGTACTGAAGTTGACGACTTCACCCTGTACGTCGCGGAAGACGTGTCCGAGATCAAGCTGGAACGCAAGGTCACGGTCAAGGAAGTCGTCAAAGTAGTTAAGGCTCGCTAAGGGCCGACTGGGTTCCCAACGTTCACTACGACCCTATTAATTCGCTGAACGAACGGCAACCGGGTGAACGTTGGGCAACACTCAAGGGGAATTTCCATGTCTCAAAATAACGCCGTAGAGCCCCTAGAACACCTCGCGGCTCTGTTCGTACCGGCAACCTTCTTTAGGCACGCTGACGGCCCGGAAATGCGCCTTGGCGGGGACGTCTACAGGCGTACTCAGCTAGATGACGGCCCACGGTACCTTCCTGTTGCATCTGGAGTGCCTCAACGTGGCTGAAGTTGGTGATCTGTACAAACCAAGCCCTCGCGCATTCACGTTAGACCAGATCATTCAACGTGGAGGAGACGCGGGTCACGATACAGTTCTAGTCGCGACCCAAGTCAATGACATTGATGGTGCTGTCCTGTGTGTACGGTCTACAGGACGGGAGTTCTCACTGTGGACAAACCATTTCTGGCACTTAGTTGGAGATGCTACTTTTGTCCCGTACGTTGAACAACCCTCCGAGCGGTTCGTGATCTGGAACGAGACCGCCAGGAACCTATTCGTCACGGGTAACAATCCAGACAGCTATTCGTATGAAGAGGCCGTGGCCAAGTGTCGTGATGTACTCACTCGGCGCAATCATGTTGTCCTCCACATCATCCCCCTCCGCTCCGTGACCCAAGTCAGCGCTGCTGGCGTAGAGGACTGGCGAGCCGCCTAAAGCCGCCTCGCTGAGAAAAGGAAGAAACTTTGCATCATCCAATTGGAACTAAACTACGAACCACGCGTCCAGCGGCGCCTCCCCTAGACGGGGTCGGTCTTGTTGTCATCGTTGTTGCTAATCTTCCCGGAGGCTGGAATACGCTCTCGTACGAAGATGGGCGACTAGTCGAGACTATGGGTCATCGAGTAGGGTGGCAATGTGATATCAACGCACCATTCAACCTGTGGGAGATCGTCGAAGAGGCCCCCGTGATCCCCGAGACGTACACCTTGGCCTACATCCGCCCCGACGGCAGTGCTAAAATCGTGTCTGGGGAATATGACACCCTAGACCATGCCCGTGCTATAGCCAACCAAGAGGTTGGTGCTGGAAACTTCTGGTCCGAAGTCCATATCGTGCCGCTCCGGTCGATCGGTAAGGTCACGCCCGGCGGCGGGTTCGAAGACTATAGAGTTGGAGCGTAAGCGACATGGCTGAAATAGGTGAACGGTACGAAATAGGTCCACGGTTCCGTGACTTACAAGTAGAACGTGAGTACGGTGTGACTGTAGGTGATATTGTCACTATTGCCGCAAGACATGAGACAGTCCAAACGTGGTACATGAACCGTGCTGATGGTACTCGGGTCCCCGGTCATTGGACTGTGGACAATGACGCTGGATGGTTCATCAAGGTCGAAGATGTCCCGGCCGAGCGGTTCATTGTGCTGTTCGAAGATGCTCGTCACACCCTCAAGGCCTACATGGGTGGGGAAGACGGCGCACAAAACCGTGGTTTCCGGATATTCAACGGTCTTGATGACCTTGACCACGTGATTGGCACATCTGCTGCAAATGCTGGTGGTGTGCAGTACCACGTGATTCCACTACGGGCCGTGGCTGGTATTTTGAACGGTGTTCTGGAGCGCTACGACGAAACTGCTTGACAAAACCGTAATTCCGTGTTATAATATCCTCATTGAGGATGACCAAAAGGGAATACATAGATGGATAAACAAACTCCGGACGTTGGAGCGTAAGCGACATGGCTCTAACTCTCTATAGTCACGGTAACTGCTGTGGTGCCGGGATCATCGATGGCTTCTGGGACCAAGCTGCATACAAGGACAGTCTCATCCGTCGGGGCTACAGTGAAGGTGAGGCTGAACGATCGTCGAAGTCTTACCCCACGCGGGAGGCCCTACTAGACCAACTCCGGGGCCGCTTGGAGACCGTCGAGGCCAAGTCCAAGGGTCAGATCATGATCGTCCTCAACGAGGCTCAGGGGCCAATCTGGAAGGACGACCTGGAGAAGTTCGGGTTCAACCTGATCTGGTCTGATGTCTCCAACCCCAACCACCCCAGCAAGCCCGATAGTCGGTTGTACACCTTCATGCGTGTGCAGGAGTATTATCGTGGGTCCGATCGGGAAGACGAAGGTCTTGGCCCGAAGGGTGAAGTGGTTCCGTGGCCCGTCAAGCCCCCACCCCCGCCGAAGCCCCCACCCCCGCCGAAGCCCGCTGTCCCGGCCATCGCCAAGGCTGTTGGTCAGACGTACGGGAGGGCAATCTAGATGGCGTTTCCAATTGGCACCAATCTTCGATTAGTCGTTGATTATGGTGGTTGTTCTGTCGGCGATGAATTCGTTTCTGTAGGTGATGCTGGTCCTCGGATCACCGTTGCTCGTAGAGTGGGCGACAACAGACAGATTTCTGCTTATGATGATCGGTTTGAGGTCTTTGAACCTGTCGCGGACAAGTACGTCGTCATCGTCAAGCAACCGGATGGTGTCATCAGGACGTTGGCTAACCGTACTCACGTCAGCAACGATCTAGCTTCGGCCGAGGCTATGGCTCGCAGAGAGTCGGCCCTTGGTAATAACGAGTACTACGTCGTTCCCGTCCGTGCCGTGGCCAAGTTCGTTGGTGGCGTCAAAGTGGAGGATTTCTAGTTGCAATTCCAAGATTTCATGGATTGTTGTGGGTTCGAGATCGCTTACGACTTCCGCTGTGACGAATGCGACGAATACGGTGAATATGACGACAATTACAGCGATAAAGAAACCATCCTAGAGAAACTCGACAAGGGCCTCTCTCGTCAGATGGGTGTCGTCCATGGAGATCTATTCCCTCAGAAGCGCGCAGGCTCGTTCGCCATTCTCAACGAATTCCAGAAAGACTTCTGGGAGCCCGAACTGTTCAAACGAAATTTTGAGCTGGTTAAGGGCGGCATCAACAACCCCAACAGTGACGCCCAGTTGTTCATTTATCTGGTTGTCCATAAGAAATGGCAGGAAGACGAATGACGACTGTTTACATCACCCGTGGGGCGTTCCTCGGGGACGTCGAGGACATGTTCCGAGCACGTGGGTTTACCATCACCCACAATCAAGACGAGGCTGATGTCCTCTGTCTGACCGGTGGAGCCGACATCGACCCACACCTGTACGCCGAGGCTCCTCTCAGTGGCACGTGGTTCAACCGCAACCGGGACGACCAAGAGGTGGCGTGCTACAAGCGGGCCGTTGAGTTGGGTCAGTTCATCTTTGCAATTTGCAGGGGTGCGCAGCTTTCGTGTGCCCTGAATGGTGGTCGTCTCTGGCAGCATATCGAGGGTCACGAGTATATTCACCCAATCCGTGAGATTGCTACTGGTCGTGTTCTACAGACTACTTCAATCCATCATCAGATGATGCGTCCAACTCCGGATGCCGAGATCATTGCTGTGTGTAATGAGGCGACCCTCAAGATTGCACAGTTTGATCAATGGCACGCGGGGCAAGACGCACCGGAAGACGAGGTGGAGGTGTGCTACTTCCCTAAGTCACGGGCTCTGTGTATCCAAGGTCACCCTGAGGTGGCGGACAAAGAGTTTGTTGACTGGTGCTTTGAGTTGATGGAGAACCGGATCGCTGCTTGTCAAGTAAATAATGAAATGGAGAAGCCGCATTGTGTGGGCTGATCGGGGCCGCTGGCAACTTGTATAAAGTCGATGTAGACGCCTTCAATCAACTCCTCTACGCGGACTACCTACGGGGCTCTCATGCTACTGGCGTGGCCAGCGTCCGGGGCAAGCGCGTTGAAGTCCTCAAGAAAGCTTGGGACCCTCTGAGCCTGATGCAAACGAAGGCTTACGATCAGATTGTCAGCCCGACCGCAGACGTCTTGATCGGCCACAACCGACACGGCACGATGGGGGACAACGGCAACCACGCCAACGCTCACCCGTTCGTGTTCGAGAACGTCGTCGGGGCTCACAACGGCACCCTTGACCGATCGTGTCTCCGAGGTCTGCACGGCAATCTGATCTACGACACCGACAGCGAGGCTCTGTACTCCGAGATCAACCAGAACGGCATCGACGCGGCCTTCAGCAAGATCGAAGGTGCGTGGGCTCTGACCTACGTTGACCGCAAGGACAACACCCTCAACATGGTGCGCAACAATCAGCGTCCCCTGTGCTTCGCCTACAAGAAGGGTCGGAGCGTCATCTACTGGGCGTCGGAAGTCCAGTTGTTGTGGTGGATCGTCGGACGCAACAAGATCGAGCTTGAGGATGACACCGTCTACGCCCTGCCCGAGGACACCTTGTTCACGTGGAAGATTGGCCGAGAGATGGCGGCTCCCGAGCAACGAGAACTTAAATCCAGCTATCAACCCCCGTGGAAGAACGAGGCCCTCTACTGGGACAAGGAGGCTTGCGATTGGGTCCCCAAGCCCGTCGGAGGTCAATCCAACGTGTCGCCCCCTTTTTCGGGGTCCCCCGTCTCCCAACTTATCAAGGAGGTCGAGAACAGTCTGGACGAGAAGATCGTAAAGGGGATGTTCCCTGGTACGAAGACGACTACGACCAGTTCCGATACGGTCGTGAAGGGGGTGGTTGGCAAGGGGGTAGCTAACGAACAGCCAACGTTTCGTATGCCCTATAAAGACGGGCAAGGTCAAATCCTTGGTAAGCGTCGCTTTGACGAAATCATGGAAAAGAACTGTTGCGTCTATTGCGGCAACGATACTGTTGTCTGGGGAAGGCCCGCTATTTTCCTCAAGTCCCAAGGAGCCCTAGGGGTTCCCGATTTCCTGTGTACTGAGTGTTGTACTGACCCTGAAAAAGTTGAACTAGCAAAGGCATTCTAAACAATGGTTAAGGTTCTGCTGGGTTGCGATCCCGAGTTGTTTGTTCGCAATCCCAATTCCAAAGCGTACATCTCTGCCCACAACATGATCACGGGCACCAAGGACCACCCCCAGTTCGTCAAAGACGGTATGGTGCAGGTGGACGGCACGGCTCTGGAGTTTGGCATCGACCCCGCCTCGAATGAGGACGAATGGGTTAGCCGGATCAACTCCGTCACTGGTCAACTTCGCCAGATGATCGACCCCGGCTACGAGATTGTCGGTCACGCTACGGCCACCTTCGAGCCCGCGTACTTCGAGGCCCTTCCGCGCTACGCCAAGGAACTTGGGTGTGAGCCCGACTACAACGCGTGGAGTGGCGACCAGAATGTGCGTCCCAAAGGCGATCGACCGTTCCGCACCGGGGCTGGTCACATCCACATTGGCTGGACCCAAGACCAAGACCCGCGAGACTTCAACCACTTCGAGAAGTGCCGTGAGGTGGCCCGTCAGATGGACTACTACCTCGGCATCCAAAGCCTCCTGTGGGACAAGGACAGCAGTCGTCGGGAACTGTACGGCAAAGCGGGTGCGTTCCGGCCCAAGCCCTATGGTGTCGAGTACCGCACTCTGAGCAATGCTTGGGTCAACAACGAACTGTTGATGCGCTGGGTCTACCGGGCGGCTCTCAAGGGCGCTACGGAGCTTCTCGTGAACCAGAAAGATGCGGCCACCGAGTACGGCACTCTGGCCCGAGACATTATCGACAACAACGTGGTGGACTGGCAGTCGAAGAACAAGATTGAGCTCGGCTTGGTCAACCCTCCCACCCCCCGAATGGCGGCGTAAGATGTCTGAACTCACGGCTATTCAAGAATTTGGGAACGCTGTCCTACGGCTAAGAAAAGAGTACCCAGGTTGTTACCTACAACTCTTGACACCTGCTGATGATTACGAAACGTCTTTCGATCTTTCCTTCACTACCGAACTATCGATTGTGGAAAAGAACCCTAAAATCCAGGTGAAAATCTAGTGGGCTGTATCCCTTATCAAACCGTTGATGACGCTTCTCGTTGTCTTCGTCACTCGATCATCATGTACAACGACAACCCGGTCTTTGTTCGTTCGGTTGACGGTCCCGGCGGTGTTGTCGACCTAGAGGATATTCGTATCCACGCTGATCAACTGCCTTTCCGGTCTGGTGAACCTCGGATGACCTTCCCGCTGTCTGATCCCCTCGTGGACATCAGCAACATGCGGATCGGATACGCCAACAGCACCCACGACGCCGTGTGGTGTGAACGGTTCCCCAATCGTGGCAACACTCAGGGGCTCAACGAGACCAACGTTCAGACGACAGTGCTCCCCCGTCCGGATGGTGACGCCCCACACTATGGCATCATCGACCTTTGCTCTGGTTCGTCGCTTATCGACATGTTCAAGCAGAACTACCCCGATGTGAAGCACATTGTGGCTAAGTTCGACAGCACGGGTCGGTTTGGGTCCGCCGCCTTTAGTCGAGTGTTTGCCCTGTCGAAGGACAGCTTCCGAGGTGACTACTTGATCCACTACAAGGGTACTCCGGTGGCCTTTGGTGACATCCATAACGGGGTCAACTTGAACAAGAACTATCGACACCTCAAAGAACAACTTGTGGAGTACGGAATTAATGTCGCCGCCTAACAATTTCTACGACAAAACTATTCGAACTGTCTTCGCCTTGGGTGGGGCCCCGAAGGGTGAAGTCGGGATCGAGATCGAAGTAGAGGGTACTCGCCTCCCCGGTATGTTTGTCGACCAGACCACGGGCAACATTGCGGCTCAGATGCGCTATCACTGGCGTACCGAGAATGACGGCTCTCTTCGCAATCTTCGTCCCGGTGACCTGAGTGCGGAATACGTCCTGCGTGAGCCGGTTGATCGATCCGCACTCGACAAGGTTCTCGACTACTTCACCAAGAAGTGGGAAGAAGCCGGGGCTACGTCGTACAACTCCTATCGGACCAGTGTCCACGTCCACATCAACGTGTCTGACTGGACTGTTCGGCGTGTGTACTCGTTCCTGACTGCCTACTTCATCCTTGAGGAGCTTCTGACCGAGTTCGCTGATGGTGGCACCAAGAGCCGGGTGGCCAATCGTTTCTGTCTCCGTCTCAAGGATGCTGAGTTCATCTCGAACCAGCTTCAGGATGCTCTCAAGCGCAACATGCGTGGTCGGTTCTCTGAGGGTAATCTCAAGTACGGGGCGGTCAACATTGCTGCCCTCAGCAAGTACGGTTCGTTGGAGTTCCGAGCCCTGCGTGGTACGACCGATACTGGTTTGATCAAGACGTGGACTAAGCTTCTCCTGGCTATTAAAGATTACTCGGAGAAGTTCGATTATCCACATCACATCATTCAGGAGTTCTCTGAGCGAGGTCCGGATGAGTTCATTCGACGTATCCTCGGGGCTGACGCGGATCATCTTGTCGGTTCGACCAACTATCGAGACAAGCTGTTTGACGGTATGAGACTGGCTCAGGATGTGGCGTTCGCTACGAACTGGGAAGCACCTCAGGCTGTCAAGGAAGAAGTGGTTAAGAAACTCGACATGTACTTTACTGACTTTGGTCAAGTCAATGCGGAACCCGTTGATGATTGGGTCGTTCCCGCCCCTGAGCCCCGCATTCGTGGTCGTATCCCACCTATCCCGGCCGGTTGGGGTGAAGTGCGAGCACCCGCCGTGCGTGACACAGTTCGAATGCAAGAACAGATTGCCGCGATCATGCGGGCTGGTAACGCTCAATACGGAAGGCCGATCTAGATGAGCATCAAACTCTTCGCCCACAATCCGAATTCCGAGGGTGCTAAAGCCCTGAGTGCTGCTCTGGGGATAAACCGACTTCGACACGAGGGGAGCCGATGGCGACCAAGGACGGATGACAAGGTGATCAACTGGGGGTCTAGTCGGGCTCTTGATTATGGCCCAGCCATGATCATCAACAATCCGGTGTTTGTTCAACGAGCCTCGAACAAACTTCAATTCTTTCAGCAACTTGATCAGTTTGAGTACGATCAGGCTGGGGAAAATTGTCGTGTCCCAGAATGGACGACAGACATCAATGTAGCCCGTACGTGGCTACCCGAGACCAAGGTTGTTTGTCGTACCCTCTTGACAAGTCACTCTGGAAATGGTATAATCATAGCGTCGGAGATCGACCAAGTTGTCCCAGCCCCCCTTTACACCCGCTATGTTAAAAAACAAGCTGAGTACCGTGTACACATCGTCCGGGGACGTATTATTGACGTACAACGGAAAATCCGGGACCCTGACAATACCCCGGTGGACTGGCACGTCCGGTCACATCGCAATGGCTTCATCTTCGTTCGTTCGGGTTTTGAACTCCCTGTGGATGCGGAGACCCAATCTCTCCGTGCGTTTCGAGCCAGCGGACTAGACTTCGGGGCCGTCGACTGTATCATCGATCGAGACGGAAATGCCTGGGTGCTTGAGTGTAACACAGCCCCAGGTCTAGTTGGGACCACTGTAACTAAATACGCAGACGCTTTCCGAGAAGCATTTTTTACTTGACAAATGACTCCGGGTATGTTATAATAGTGTATTATTATAGCTCCCGGAGTATATATTGCCATATAAAGACCCTATTAAAGCTAAAGCCGCATCTAAAGAAAGTGCTGCACGTTGGTCAAAACGTCACCCAGAAAAAGCCGCTGAAAATGCCCGGCTCTGGAGAGCGCGTAATCCAAAATATATGTTACTTCACTCAGCTAAACGTCGATCTAAACGTGATGGTATCGAATTGTCTATTACGCAAGACAATATCCCAGATATACCTGAGATGTGCCCAATCGCTGATATCCCTTTATTTGTAAGAAATGATGGAACTCAGGGACCTTGTGAAAATTCCCCAACACTTGATCGGGTAAATCCAAAGTTGGGTTACCTTCCTAATAACATTCGTGTGATTTCTCATAAGGGAAATCGTTGGAAATCAGATATGACAATTGAGAATCTAGAACGCATTCTTCAATATATGCGTGGTGAACTATGAGTGGGGCATCTCCATGTTGGATTTGCTCCTCCCCGATTACGGAACTCGCTCTTGATCCCCGAGACATGAAGACCAAGCCGTGCGCCACGTGCATCACCATTATCGCTGAGACAGCCAACACCGGGAAGCCCGATGACGAGATCATCGCGTATCTCGATAGTGATCTGGATGACTACAGTGATGTGATTTTCAAGGAGTTTATTGTTGACTAAAAAATATGCCGGTAAGATCGATGGTTGGTGGAAAGAAGACATTACCGAGTGGTTGGGTGACGCATCCAAGGTCAAGCAAGCTTACGGCATCGATCCGCCTTATGCTGTCTATCATGGGCGACTTGGTATGGACCACAAAGGTCGGGGCTTTGATAATGGCCCTATTCGTACGTCCTTGGTGGTCAAGGAAAGCCCAACCCAGATTGAGACCCTCAATTCTATCTATGATCTAGGTGACCCCTTGAAGGTAATTCCACATTGAAAATTGATGAGTTACTTAAAGAATTTGCGCTTAAATTGAGTTTTAATTCTGTTCAAGACATCTATGATATAGAAAAGATTCTCTCTGACTTTAGTGAAGCAATCATAGATTGGTGGGAGAATTATGACCGTTAGTCTTGTCTGGGCGACCCCAGAGGGTGAAAAGCTCGTAGCCTATATGGCTCGTGTGTCCAACGTTGATGCCACGATTGACCAACCATCCGAGCGGTTGATCAAGTACCTGTTGGACCACAAGCATTTTAGTCCGTTTGAAATGGTGAATCTCTGTGTCCAAATTGAGTGTCCACGAGATATCTCACGACAAATTCTCCGACATACTAGCTTCCACTTTCAAGAGTTCTCGGGCCGCTACTCCCGATACGGGTTTCTTCAACAAACTCGGGAGTGTCGGCTACAGGATAGTAGTAATCGACAAAACTCACTTCCTTGTACGGACGAGAAAGTTGCTCGAAGCTGGGACCGACTCGTGGCGTTGGTTCGAAGTACGTGTTTCGCAGCCTACGATGCCGCTCTGGCTCTTGGAGTCGCTAAGGAAGTTGCCCGAGTCCTGCTTCCCGAAGGGCTAGTCCCCACTAAGCTTTACGTAAATGGTTCTGTGAGGTCATGGTGGCACTATCTTTTGGTTCGTCTTGAAAAAGGAACTCAAAAAGAACATCGTGAAATTGCTCAACAATGCTTTGAAATTCTTAAGCAAGAATATACCCTTATTGGTCAGTTGTTGACTGAAGAACTTGAACGACAAGGTATTCGATCAGAAGAATTGTCTTGACAAGCATATAAAAATATGTTATAATAGAGAGTAACCTCAGTAGGAGTCTCTCTATTAAACGCTGTAATAAATGTAATATTGAAAAAGAAGATTCTGAGTTTTATAAAAGAAGTGACGGATCAAACGCACCTAGACCGCAGTGTATTCAATGTATGTCACGCAAAAGAATTCTAATTTGTTGTGACTGTGGTGCAGAAAGAATTTCTGATCGAACAGGTGCAAGTGGGAGAAACGGAAATCGCTGTGATGACTGTTACGGTCCATACCGACAAGCAGAAAAACTTCTACACTCTACTCGATCAAGAGCTGCCCAACGCGGACTGGCCCATGATCTAGATGTGGAGTTCCTAAGACAATCCATTATATCTGGATGCCCTCGTACAGGCATCAAATTTAAAAAACTTCTTCAAGCAAATTCAGATTATTCAAATCGGGATCCATGGTCTCCCTCCGTGGATAAAATTGATCCAACTAAAGGGTACACCAAAGATAATGTACAAATTGTATCTTGGTGGTACAATGTTTCAAAGCAACAATTTACTGATGATGAAGTCTTAGAATTTTGTCAAAAAGTAATTTCTTGCGCCACCAAAATTGCCCCGACTGTGGAAGTTCGGACGGACTAGCAGTATATACTGATCACCATACCCACTGTTTTGTCTGCTCTAAAACCACCTTTCCCGAACAAGAAGAATCCTTCGAAAGGATCACGACGACGACTAAAGATATCCAACAACCAACACGTGACTTCCAGCCGCTCGTTGATCGCCGCATTACGGCCGAGACAACCAAGCGCTATGGCGTGTCCCTCGTAGGTGACACCCACGTCTACCCCTACTATAATCTGGATGGTGTCCACTGTGCCAACAAAATCCGCCACGTCCCCACCAAGGGCTTCCACTCCGAGGGAGCTATCGGCGAAGCCGGGCTATTCGGGCGTACTGCGTTTCCGGCTGGGTCCGGACGGGCAATTACTCTTACCGAGGGTGAATGCGATGCAATGGCTGTCTATGAACTCTTCGGGAAACGGTATCCGGCAGTATCGGTCAAGGGAGCTTCATCGGCTACAGCGGATGTAGCAAAAGACTTCGAATATCTCAATAGCTTCGAGAAGATTTACATTTGCTTTGATAAAGACGACGCTAAAGTCAATCCCAAGACGGGTGAAATTCGCTATCCAGGTCAAGAGGCAGCCCTCGCTGTGGCCGGTATGTTCCCCATCGGCAAAGCCTTCATCGTCACCCTTCGTGAGTTCAAGGACGCCAACGACTATCTGATCGCGGGCAAGTTCGACCAGTTTCGAGACGAGTGGTTCAAAGCCCCTCAGTACACCCCCACGGGCCTCAAACTGGGCCGGGACATGTGGGATGAGATCAGCACTCCGAAGAACTACGAGACCGTGGCATACCCCTGGGAGGGCATGAACGCCATGACCTATGGTATCCGGCTGTCCGAGCTTGTTGTCGTCACCGCTGACACGGGTGTCGGTAAGACTTCTGTGCTCAAGGAGATCGAGCATTACATCCTCAACAACACCCCACAAGACCGAGGCATCGGACTCCTCCACCTTGAAGAGCCCAATTCAGACACAGCTCTGGGCCTCATGTCGATTTCCGCCGATAAACCTCTACACCTACCCGACGTTAGAGAAGCCACATCAAAAGAAGACCTGAGGAAGTACTATGATAGCACTATCAATAATAATCGGATTGTTATTTGGGATCATTTTGGGTCTAACAATGTCCAGGAAGTGCTTAACAAAATTAGACACATGCACAACTTGGGTTGTAAATATATTGTACTTGATCACCTTAGCATCATTGTTAGTGATCAGTCAGGTGATGAGCGGAAGCAACTAGACGAGATCACGACAAAGATTAAGACCCTTTGTATGGAACTCAACATTGCCGTCATTGTCGTCATCCACCAAAACCGCTCTGGGCAAATCCGGGGCACGGCTGGTGTGGAGCAGTTGGCCAACATCGTCATCAAGCTCTATCGAGACAAGACCGATGCAGACGAGTGGCGTCGAAACGTCACCAAAATCATCGTGGAAAAGAACCGCTTCTGTGGTCGTACTGGACCCGGTTGTTATCTGTTTTACAATGAGTTTTCCGGTCGTCTCGTCGAGTTGACCAAGGAAGACATCACCAAATATGAATCTGGCTCAACCAAAACTGGAGAAGAAGCGCCATGGACATGAAGCGACCTAGGGTAAAGATGGCAAGTACCGAGACGTTTGAGGCCCCTAAGTCTCAAGCCGTTGTCGTCTCCGAAGTCCCGTTCGGGCGGACCAAGGAATGGCAAGAAGGCTGGAATGCTAGTCGATCTGGTGTGATCCGTTCGAAGTGTCCGTACAGTACGGGGACTATTGAAGCTAACTCGTGGACTGACGGCTGGATCAGCAAGTTTCATGGAGAACATATCTGATTGTACCTAACCCATGAAGACCTCAAGCGCTACTGGGCAATCGACATCGAAACGGATGGCCTCAAAGCCACTCGTATCTGGCTCATTGTTCTCACCAATCTCGCTACTCGTGAGCGCAACGTTATTGCTAGCCACGACGGGCGTGTTACTCCTGATTGGCTACGCTGGCTGGCTGAACACCCCGACGTAATATTTGTAGGACACAACCTCGTTGGCTATGACATCCCTACGCTTAATCGGCTTACGGGCAGCACTGTGCTGTTGTCTCGTTGTGTGGACACTTTGGTACTTAGCTACCTTTATGATCCCCAGATGGCTCGGCCGGAGGGCCTTGAGGGCACACGTGGGGCGCACAGCTTGGAAGCTTGGGGACTACGCCTCAAGATGCTTAAGGGCGATTTCCACGACTGGGCGAAGTATTCTGAAGAGATGCTCGTCTACTGTGTTCAGGACGTAGACATCACTATTCAGGTGTTCTTCAAACTAACTGAGCGTATGCGTAAGCGGGGCTTCTCTGAGAGGTCCTGTAGACTTGAACATGAGATCAGACATGTCATCGACAAACAACAACAGCGAGGCTTCTTCTTTGATATTGGAGCAGCTAATCGACTGTACGACGACCTTAGAGGGCGTGAAGCAGCGCTTGCAGTTCCTATTCGCGAACTATTCCCAAGAACTCTCGAAGTCGCCGGAACGTACACTTACCGAGTGCGAGCAGATGGACAGCCTTATGCTTCCTATCATCGTCACCTTGAACGATATCCACAAGTTGTCATGGCAGACAGCGGCCAATCGTATGATGTCTTCGATTGGCAAGAGTTCAATATCGGCTCCCCCAAACAACGGATTGACAAGCTTCTGTCAATTGGCTTCAGACCTTCCAAGTTTACAAAGAAGGGCAACCCACAAGTAGATGAAGAGACGCTTCTAGAGTTTGCCAAGACGGCTAACACTCCAGAAGTGACCATGATTGCCGAGTGGCTTGTCCTAAATGGGCGGGCTAACATGATCAATACTTGGCTCAACAACGTAGACCCCACAGACAGCCGTATGCACGGGTTCGTGCTGAGTTGTGGTGCTGCATCCCGCCGGATGACCCACAGTGGTCCCAACACGGCTAATATCCCATCTAACGAGGCTAAGTATGGCAAAGAGTGTCGAACTCTCTGGACTGTCCAAGATAGCGAACGAGATACTCTTGTTGGCTACGACGCTAAGGCGGCACAGATGCGTTGCTTTGCCCACTTCTTGCCGGATCCAAATTCCGGACGGAAGTATTGGGACACTGAATTTTGTAAGGACCCCCACCAGCTTAACGCTGACCTTATCGGTATCGAACGACGACCAGTAAAGAACGTCTTCTATGCCAACATGTTCGGAGCTTATCCCCCCAAGCTAGCAGCTACGGCGGGTTTCCAGGGGTCCAAGAAGGAGGCTGAAGCGTACGGGACGTGGATCAGAGAGCAGCTATATGAGACCACCCCCGGTCTTCGAGAACTGACCGAGCAAGCCAAGGACGAGTTCAAGTCTAATGGTGGGTTCATGGAGTGCATCGATGGTGGGTACGTCCGGTGTCCCGCTGAGAATGCTGCACTGAACTACAAGATTCAACCGGCTGAAGCGGTTCTGATGAAGACAGCAGCAGTCATGATCGACAAACGAGCAATGGAGCGGGGTATTGAACACTACAAGGTCTGCGACGTCCACGATGAGGGACAACATGAATGCCCGCGTGGATCAGCACAAGCGTTCGGAGAGCTTTGTGTCGAGAGCCTACGGGATGCCGGTGAAGAGCTTGGATTCCGCGTCCCAACTGCGGGCGACTTTAAAATCGGAGAAAATTGGAGTTTGACGCACTGAATAGACATCAGACTGGTTTTGTAGCAGAATTAAAAGCTGCTACATATTATGCAGAACAAGATTACGAAATATACTGGCCGAATTTAACTCAAAGTTCTATTGACTTCATAGCACTAAAAGGGCGTGAGATACGTCGAGTACAAGTTAAATCTGCGTATTGGATTCATCGTAAAACAGGTGCTAGTTATCTGCAAGCTACAATTAGAAAAGGTTGTGACAGTAACCAATCCTATTCTAAAGAAGACTGTGATGATATCTGTATCGTCGGTGAGGGTCGTATCTGGATTATTCCAGTAGAGAAAGTTCCCTCACTACAAACTGTAATTGTTGAGAAAGGACAACAGACTAGACGTGGTGATCCTCGAAACTTTGATCCGTCACCGTATTTAGTAGTTGACAAACTAGCTAAAATGTGATACAATATAGAGTAGTAGGAAGATAAGCCACGTTAGCTCAGATGGTAGAGCGCCTGTTTTGTAATCAGGGGGTCAGGGGTTCGAGCCCTCTACGTGGCACCATATGCGAACAAGGGTTAATAGTAGCGGCGACAAACGAGTAACCCCGAGAAACCCGGTAACCAGTCCAGCTCTTAGGTCGTCAATCAATTAAAACAACAACAAAGAAAGAGCATAATAAACATGCCAATGATTCGTGGGCTCTGTAAGTGGGCCAAGATTACTGATCCCGTTCTGACGTACGACAAGACGGACAAGGAATGGACTTTCGATCTGCTGGTCGACAAGGAAACTAAGAAGACCCTCTCTAGTCTCGGCTGTGCCAGTCAGATCAAGGTCAACAAAGAGGGCGACGACGTGATCAAGTTCAGTCGTCGTGTGACCAAGAAGGACCCCCTGGACCCCAACAAGCGCGTCCCGAGTACCCCACTTCGAGTTGTCGACCGAGCGGGCCAACCGTGGGACAACAGTAAGAAGGTGGGCAACGGTTCGACCCTCAACGTTCAGTTCGCAGTCAACCCCAAGCAGACGGGTGGCAACAAGGCCAACGTCATCGCGGTTCAAGTGTGGGAACACGTTGAGTACGAAGGTGGTGGTGATCGAGAAGAGTTCCCGATTGACGCCAGCGGTCAAGAGGATTGGTCGTAATGAATGTAGAAGATTACACCGTTGAACAAATTCAATATATGGCAAAGGAAGCTGATTTGATGCAAGCTTGTCGCATTGCTGGTATTGATAATTGGGACGGGTTTTCAGATGCTCTTGATATTTACGAACAAGAGTTTAAGGTAGACTAAAACCTAGTTTGTCGAATTCCTATCGGGACCTGCCGGGAAGAGGCGAGATAAGTCACATTCGGGGCTCGCCACCATTTGAAAGACACCAACCTTGAAAATCAAATATACTCGTGTCGTCACGTACGAAGAGACAATTGAAGCAGACGTGAATGGTGATGACCCTCTGAGGTCCATCGTTGCCGAAGACTTCAATTCGTTTCTTGTTCGTGATCGTAAACTGCTCTCCGATAAGCTAGGAGAAATTCATAAAGTCGCTCAATGACATCATACCTGATCTGGACCGCCTTCATACAGCGGGTCACAAACCAACTCCGGAGTCTCTCGATCAGCTTGGTCGTGAACTTGCTGGTCTTGTTGGTCGATCTCTCGAACGCGCCTTCGAAACGGACAGACCACGAACCCTACGAATGTCCAACCTCGGTAAGCCCGACCGACAACTTTGGTACGAACTCAAGTCGGACCTTCCTAAAGAGCAGTTCAACGGGGCCACTCTACGTAAGTTCCTATTCGGGGATCTCTGGGAGAGCCTCCTCCTCTGGCTCGCAGAAGAAGCTGGTCACAAAGTTGAGCTGAAGCAAGGTGAGGTCGAAGTTGACGGCGTCATCGGTCACATAGACGCAGTCGTCGATGATGTGGTGGTTGATGTTAAGTCCGCTTCTTCTTTCTCCTTCAAGAAGTTCAAGGATGGTTCTCTTCAAGATAATGATCCGTTTGGCTACTACGATCAGCTTGGGGGTTATACTCACGCTCTTGGTCGTGACGGTGCTTGGCTGGCCATTGATAAACAAACTGGTGCCCTGGCCCTTTTAGAAGTCCCTAGGGACGACCTACAGGCCCTGGATACACCCGGGCGGGTCCAGCACATGAAAGCTGTCCTAGCCTCTGAGGAGCCTCCTGAGCGCTGTTACGAGCCCATCCCTGAGGGTAAGTCCGGTAACTTGAAACTTCCCACCGGTTGCTCGTATTGTGCGTTCAAAGACAGCTGTTGGTCTGATGCCAATAACGGTATTGGCCTGAGGAAATTCTTCTATTCAAACGGTCCTGTGTGGCTTACTCATGTTGAGAAAGAACCACAAGTCCGAGAGTACACTTTTTAAGAAAGAGACCATAAACAATATGGCAGATAATGTTATCGACTTCAATAAGTCCACTAAAGACGACGGCCCCAAGAAGCACAACTACGTGTTCGAGTTGAAGAATCCCGAGGGTCGGGTAGAGAACTACGGCATCTTGAGTTTCTCGAACTACTTTGTGTCGGTCATCCATGACACTGAGACACCAATTTTTATGGCTCCGTATGATCGGATTGCCAGTATCTCGGTCGTTTAATGGGGTTTAAGAGCGGATACGAACGTAGCGTCGCAGCTAATCTAGCTAGTAAGAAGATCAAGTTCCAGTACGAACCAGACAAGTTCAACTACACACTGGAGAGAACTTATTGTCCGGATTTTAAACTTCCCAATGGTGTTTATATCGAAGCCAAGGGTAAGCTTGATCAGGAGACTAGGTCGAAGATGCTAGCAGTTAAGAAGAACAATCCTGAACTAGATGTAAGGATGATCTTCATGCGCGGCGAGAACAAATTGTCAAAAGGGTCTAAAATGACCTATCTAGATTGGGCAGCCAAGAACGGGTTCCCCGCAGCAGACGGTACGGAGGTTCCCGACGAATGGCTGGTCTAATCCTTAATCGACCTCAAACCCATTTGATTTTGCCCGATAGCCACGCAGCGCCCGGCCATCACAATCGTCGATATGAGTGGTTTGCCCATCTAATCAATGACCTTAAGCCAGAAGTCGTAACGGACATCGGTGACTTCTTTTCCATGGATAGCTTATGCTCATATGATAAAGGTACAAAAAGTTTTGAGGGTCGAAGATACAAACTCGATATTGAAGCAGGACTAGATGCTCAAGAACGAATTTATGACATTACAAGACGCTCGAAAAAGAAACTACCCCGATTTGTTCGGACCCTCGGTAATCACGAACACCGAATTTCAAAAGCGGTTGAAAGAGACCCTGTCCTTGAAGGAACGATCGGACTCTTTGATCTGCAAAGTAAGCAGTATGGTTGGG